TTATTTCAGGCACTGCGTTTTGATGTATTCCTGCATGCCGCGAATCATTTTGTCAGCGGTTGCGATTCCGTCTCGGTGATCGAAATAATTCCGTCGAGCGTCTGGAGTAAGTTCGGGGGCTCCTGCATCATCCACGCCGGTGGCGGAGGTGGCTTTGGACATTCCAGGGCAGGTTGCGGCGATGCGCAGCCGTTTAGCGCCAGAATCGACATCCCGACGCAAATCGTTAATGGTTTTTTTCGCATCGGACAATTCCTTCGTGTATTTGGCATCCAGTGCAGCGACATCACGCTGCCGGGTCTGCATATCTTTGATGGTGGCGTTCGCCAGGCTGACCTGTTCAACGGCTTTATCGCGCTGGTCTTTGTAAGCAATGGCGTTGTCGCGGTAGTGATTAATCGCCCAAGCCATCGAAACCAGCAGGCAGACAACGACAGCGCAGATGATTGCTGTTAATCGGCTCATTTCACACCGTCCAGGCAGAGCGCTTCTTCTTTCCCGGCACGAGTAACCAGACCAGGAAGAATCTTGCCGCCACCCCATACCCAGCGAGGGAACTGGTGGCATGCTGCCGTGATATCTCCACTTCTGAGGAGAGAGAACATCGTGGAGGTGCGCATGTTTCCGCAGCCAGCACGAAACGTTACTGATACAGCTGCCGAGAAAGTATTGTCAGACAGCTTGCGTCCATTCCCGTAGCGGTTAACGCAGGACTCAGCATCAAGGATGTTGCGCTCCCACTCGGCTGCGATCTGCTCGTCGGACTTGACGGTGCCGGGCTTCACTCCATGCGTGTTCCCCATGCCGTCAGTCAGCACACCTGCCGGGCACACATACGGATCACGTCGGCAAGATTCAGCGTTGCCGATTAACTCCAGCCCGCGCTCGTTAGTCCGGACGTGTCCCGCATTCATCACAATGGCGATGATCGTTCCTACAGAACAGACAATGCCCGCCGCTCCGCTTTTCTTACTCAGTTTCAACTGTGCCACCGGAAATTCTCCGCATTGCCTCCGTAACCACCTCGGCGGCAGCCGGACGATCGGAGTGAGGTTTTTTACCTACATCAGATAAGTAGTTTTCCAGCAGCTGGGTTCGTTTCCTTTCCTCAGCCATACGCTCACGCTCTTCTTTCCGTTTTGCGTAATAGGTTTTTATCGTGAAGAACGCCGATACCAGCGCGCCGATAATAAACACGTAATCCTGCAGGCTAAGCAAAGAGAACAGGCCCAAGGCCGCCGACCACCAGTACGGCAGATCGTGTCCATTTGTTGGGTTCATACGTTGCATTCCACACCTCCGGGTCCGGGGTGCTGTGTGGTAGTTGGGAAAAGGCCGTCAGACACGATAGCTACGGGGCATCTGGAATTGATTGTCTGCGGCCTGAATAATAAACCTGGCGACAAGCCAGGAAGATGAGGGTAAGGCAATGTCGGCTCTCTGGCCGAAGGGTCCCAGGTAGTGGGTTTGGTTTGTGGTGGCCGGTGCTGATATCCGGCATTCTCCACCCTTAGTCAGTCAGTTTTTCCGCTCGAGTCCGGAAGGAGATAGAAACTGTCGACGCTAAATTCGCGCATCAGCCTGCGCATTCACCACAACGGACAGAGCACTGAGCACTTCGCGCCAACTCCATGCTGCTGCGTGGATTGGGTTATGAGCCCTTCACGCCAATGCTCTTTCCTGTTGTGTAGAAACTAAAAAGCCACCGGCGTTAACCAGTGGCTCTAAATTATTGGTGATGGCTCAAGTCGCGTTTTGGCTGTCGCCACACAATTCAGCTTTTGGGCTTTCGATGTCCCCGATTCATGAGCGCTGTCATCTTGCACTTCATCACCGCGCTCTTTCGCCTTTGACGTCCGAGCATATACTGAATTATGCACTTTCATTTCGCCAAATCAACACTTTCAGATAAATATTTTCTAATTAAGTGGCCTTAAGTTCGTTTTCTTTCTCCATCTCACGTTGTAAGGCATAAAAGAGTTCTGATTCAAAAACCTTCTCGCACCACACGACCCGGCGGCGGCACTGCTGCACATCCACGCCGGTTACTCTGCTCATTGCCTGAGCGATATGTTGAGTGCAGTTGCGCTCACAATAACGTTTAATTGCATAATCGCGGACTGGGCTTTCCCGGTGAAACAGCTTAACCATCACTTTTTCTACGAACGCGGCATCATCTGATTCTTTGGCGAGAGCGATGATGTTGCTGGCTGATGACTGAGGGATAACCAGTTCGCGAGCTTTTTTATAAAGCGCCTCACCTCTCAGCGCCCCTCCTTCATCGCTATAAAGCCAGTTGACCATCCTCTCGATGTGTCCACCCATATCAGGACTCCATTGGCTGCGGATCATCAATCGGCCAATGACGTTAATGGCACCGGCAGGAGAATCATCGCCACGGTTAATTCTGCCCCACACTGACATCATGTACTGCACCCATGCCCGTTGCTTTGGGGTTATGGTCTTTTTGGGATGCTTCCAGACACGGCGGAAGTGAGCGTCATCGACAAAGTTGACCATGGAGTAAATTGGTGTGAGCTTTCTCATGCTGCTTCCTTCTGAGGTTGTTTGGTCTGGCTGTGCTTTGCTACTGGTGGCATGCAGGCGCGCTTAACGCTTTCTGCCTGGTACCGCAGGAAATCGGCGTGGTTCATGCGGCCTCCTGTCGGCGTGCCCGGCGTTTTTCCAGCGCGCGGGCTTTGCGTGTGAAAATGGATTTGATGCGCTGAAGGTATGGGATATCGAAGCGGCGCGGATCGTTATCAGATTCAAGGCGCTCGACACGTTCCTGTCCGATACGCTCAATCAGACGGATCCGGTACTCGACAGCATTGCCGCTCAACTGCCGGTTGCAGCGGGTGCAAGCGGAGTGGACGTTAAACACGTTGAATTTGAGATGCGATGCAGCGCCGCGCGAACGGTAATGGCTGGCGTCAATGGCGCTGCCTGTCAGGTAATTGCTCTTGCCGATGAGTGGATTGCCGCAGCTGACGCATTCTTTTCCCTCGTCCCGGATCCGTATGTAGCGGTTGAAGGCCGATTGGGCCTCTTTATCCCACTGAGCTTTAGTCTTGAATGACTCGCGCTTGGCCTTGCGGCGTTTGCGCCCTGCTTTCTCGGCCTCCTTCTGCTCCTTAATGCGCTTAGCGGCCTCTTTTACCTTCTGCTTTGCCCGCAACTCCAGCGCGTAGATGGCGCCATGCTCAGGACAGCACCACCAGACATTGTCGAAGGTGGCGGTGAACTTCTGTTTGCAGACCTTGCAGGTGCGACGGGTTGGTTTACGCATGACCTCTCCTCGCCGCGAGACGCAGCCATTTCTGATCCACCAGGCGGGCGGTGTAGCCTTTCAGTGTCGGGATGTCTGACGGCTTAACCACTGGCTTACGCTGGCGGCGTGCCGGAACGCGGAAGATTTCGTTGGCGATGACGCGGGAAAGTGGAGTAGACATCAGGCCTCCTGCTTATCGCGCAGCTGCTGGAATTCGCAGCCGCTGGGGATAGTCAGCGCCAGGCCGAACTGGGCGCACCAGGCTTCGACCTTGCACATGAAGATATGCATCTCTCCAGTGTCGAGGAGGGAGGTGTGTCGAGGCTCCCATGATGTTTCTTTCGCACCGGTAATGAAGTCGGTATAGGTGACTTCTTCGCAGCCGAGGTACGTCTTTTTGAGGTTGCGCTTAACCCATTCCGGCGTTGCGTCGGTACGCCCGGATTTGATGAGGTATTCGCTGATTTCTCCCATCCAAAGATGAAAGAGTGCGTTTTGAGACAGGCTGCGCTTCTCGCGCCACGGCTTGACCTGAAGGCGGAAGCACTGGCCTGCATCCAGCAATGGCTGAATCTGCTGGCCTATGGCCGCGAAGTTGCCGCGATGGAGTTTGATGCCGTCTACTGGCAGAGTCATACGGCCTCCTTGACGGAAACCGCAGAATGCAGAAAATCGCAGGTGCATTTCTGCATCTGTGACAAGGTGAGGAGTTCAGATTGTGGTCGCATTTAAGTCCCCTTAAATGCGCAGAAGTCGCAACCGGCTGTTCAGACCGACTGCGACTTAATTATAACATCACTTTTGAAAAATGATTATCAAGAATCACTGCTTATGCTGCCAACTGTTCCCGGTGAATAAACAGCAACTTTCTCTGAACGCCTCGGTAAAGATCGGGGTGTATACTGTCGCATAGCCCTTTGTATTCCAGAGCTATCTCAAGCTTCTTAAAGAACCATGCTTCATGCGCTTCCATCGGATCATCGTAAAGACCGAGGAATAAATATTTCCCCTTGCTGTCATTGGCTCTGGACATGTATTTACCATGCTGCTTATCCCAGCTTACCCCTATTGGCAAATCCCCTCGTTTACAGTCTCGCCCAACGGTGAAGTTATTCAGCTCTTTAGGAATGTAGACGCATGTTGATGGCCCATAAACCTGATTTCCTGGGATAAGGAGGTCCTTATCGAGATGCCATCCGGTCCTATATCGTGGCTTCCACCAGGCGTAGAAAGCAGAAAACTTATGCCAGGCAGGGTCGAGTGATACCTGAAGATATTGCTTACGTGCGCTACGATATGATTCGCCGTAACAGCGCTGAAGCATGTTAATCCATGCTGCGTAAGCTCCATGACGAATGATTTTCCCGTCCATAATGCAACCGATACAGAACTCTGCATCGTTTTCGGCTACGTTGTAGATCAACTTCTGCCGCTTCTGTTTTCTCGGCATGGATTCGAGAATGGCGTCAGTTTCAGGTGAGTGCCAAGGCATCACTTCACCTCCCGCTGCGGTGCTGCTGGCAGTGGTTGCCAGTGTGTCGGCGTCCATGATGCGCTATACACCGTCCATTTACCTGCTAAGTAATAACCAACCTTTTGGCGCCAATCGCCTGGACCATCGAATTCTTTGGCGCACAAAACTTCATCAGCTTTCTCCGGCATCCGCTCACTGCAAGCCACCCAACCATCCGGAATCACCGGAGAGTCTCCGTCTTGCGCCGGAGCGATGTAGTTTTGCTCCGGACAGCAATCGGATTGCGCTGGAGAGTTACCATTCTGAAGCATGGCTTCTTGAAAGCGTCCAAGCTCCACGTACTCCTGACATGACCACCCGCCATCAATAAAATCGCGAGCTTCAACAGCGTCGAAAGTGAACGATGTTTCACCGCCAGTTGGTGAGGTTAAGCCGTACAGGTCTGCTACCGGCTTGAACTGATTGACTGGCATGGTACCTTCATTGGTGAGGGTACCATCTGCACCCTGAAGCATGGCGGCGCGGCAGGCTTCAAATACCGCATTGTTAAACTTCACACCCTCGAACAAAATTTTCCCATCATGCTCAAACCAGAACTCTGCCTTCTCAGCATCAGGCAAGAGCCTTTTCAGTACTTCATCAGGCACAGATACCGGCTCTGGCGGGGCGGTGACATTAGCGAATGCAGCACGCAACCCAGCCTTAATTTCTTCAACTTCGTCAGAGCCTAATGACGAATCTGATATCGCATGATGGAATGCATAAGCCATATCGTCGTTGACTGACACCGGCTCCGCTTCGAGCGATGCCAGCGCGATCTTCATCGCAGCCAGAGCCAGGGCTGCATCTTCGTTTACTGCGCCTGGCGTCGCATCGCGCTCTTCTTCGAGCTCCGCGATTGTCTGCTGGAGCCATTCTTTGGTTAGTTCGCTCATGGGTTCACCTTCCTGAAACTGCGTCTGATGTCATAATCCGCATAACACCGAGATGGCTGAGTAGCATCAGCCTGGTAGACAAGCACAAAACTTTTCTCATCGTTAGAGATGTATTCGATGATGAATTTGTTTCCGGTGTGGACGCTTTCGATAATGTCACCCTGTTTCATGCTCACTCTCCTTTACCGGCTGCGGCTGATTCCAGCTCATTGATGCGCTTGCGGAGGGCTGCTATCTCCATCTCGGCCGCATCGGCGTAATGAACATTTGAATGCTCTTTAAGATGCCCGCACGCCATCATGAAACCACGGTGGTGCTCGCGGTTAGCTCGACCAATCTCATCTTCGAGTCGGCGGTCTTTGGCTTCCAGCTCATCCAGTAGCGCCAAAATGTTGGCTGGACAAAATAAAGCGATCGCCTTTGCCGTTTTGGTATCAACCAGTTCAGAAGCGACCGGCTGATAACTCACACAACCATGCCCCTTTGCCACACTGCCTTTAACAATCACCTCAACGCCGCTAAAGCCATTGCGTGTTTGCCATTGCTCGCAGTTAAGCTTTAGCGCAGCCGATTTCAGCTTTTCCATAAGTTTGTCGATGTTGCTCATTGGGCGCCCCTTGTTGCTTTCTTCTCGTCAACGCTCCAGGCTGTAGCCAGTGCTCCAGTCACCTGCATAAACGAGTGTTTTACTTTCACCGAGAAAGTTTCTCCTGTGGCCGATACCGTTTCGATGGTGGTCAGCTCGCCGCCGCTTTCGAAATCAGGGTAGAACTGCGTTACCAGGTTACTTTCGACAATCACCGATCCGTCCGGCGTGTGCATTTTCAGTTTCATACCCCTACCCTTCCCCAAACCATCAATACTCGCCTCATAGCCGCGCTGTTGCGGCACTCCTGAAATATTCCGTTGGTGCAGCTGCGCGCGGTGCCATCCTGTTCTTCTGGCGTCGCCAGGCGATAAGTCACCGTTCGCCAGATCTTGCTCACCCGGACAATCTTGCGGGCCCGCTCCAGATCGATAGCGTTCTTCGTGATGCAGTTGATGGTCATGCCGCACTCTGTGGCCACATCCTTCGCAGTGAAGGTCCGGTGCGTTTCGAGATAACGCAGAATTGCCTGTTTGCCTTTCATCGTCTTAGCACTCATAGTCAGCCTCCTGTTGCATCTGGCCGCTGTAGGTGAAATCTACCGGGTCCAGGCCGGAGTAGCGGCTGCTGAAGTGGTAGGTTTTTTCTGCCCCCGGCGCATGGCGGGACTTCACACAGATGATTTCGGTGATGCCTTTCAGTTCGGTGTTTTCGTTGTACTTCTCATCCCGGTAAACCATGAAGATCACATCTGCTTCCTGCTCAATGACGCCAGACTCTCGCAGGTCTGCGGCAACGGGACGCTTATTAGCGCGCTGTTCAAGGTTTCGGTTCAGCTGGGCCAGAGCGATGACCGGGCAACGCAATTCTTTCGCCAGGTTCTTCAGGCCAGTGGCGATCTCCCCTACGCTGCGGTTCATGTTCTCCGGGTCTGACATCCGCATCTTCTGGAGATAATCGACGATTACCACGCCCAGTCCGCCCAACTTCTTACTCATACGCCGCGCTTCCGCACGCACCTGGTGAACGCTTAGGGTTGGCTTGTCATTGATGTAGATCGGAGAGTCGATGAACTCCTTCATGCAGTGACTAACCTTCCCCCATGCCTCGTCCATTTTCCCGCTAACCTTGCTCAGCAGATCTTCTTTGCTTACCCGAGCCCGGTGGAAAGCGACTCGCTCAGAGATTTGTTCCACTGGCATCTCGAGACTGAAGAACAGCACCGGCTTTTTGTTTTTCAGGCCTACGGTTTCTGTCACTGTGGTGCTGAACATGGTTTTCCCCATGCCAGGACGTCCACCAACGACGATAAAATCGGTGTTGTTGAACCCGCCGAATGCGCTGTCGATGGTCGCCATTCCCAGCTCGGTTTTGTGCTTCCAGATATCGCCGCTGATAATCGACTGGATAGTCTCGAGGGACATGTCGATCCCGGTGGTGATGTGCTCGGTGCCGTAGTCGGTGTTGTGCTCGACGCCAGAGATATCCGCCTGTATGTTGCCGATGATGTCAGCGATACCCTCACTGGATGGTTCGGACAGCTTCTGGATCCCTACCTGCAGGGCCAGGGTCATACGACGTCCAAGGTGCATTTCCCTAAGCTTTTCGCAGTAGGCGGCAAGGTTAGCGAACGATGGCGTGTTTTTGCTGCATTCAGCCAGGTAAGCGAAACCACCCGCACTCTCAAGCACCCCGAGCTGCTCAAGGTCGCTGGTCAGTGTCAGCAGGTCTATCTTCGAACCGGATTCGTTGAGTCGCTTATAGGACTTCAGAGCCACTTTATGGGGCGTTGCTGTGAAGTGGTCCTCAGTCAGCCCCTCAATCGCGTCAGTCGCCATGTCAACGCCGTCTGTGCGGCCCGCTGCGAGCATGATCCCGCCGATGACGGCCTGCTCAACGTATAAATCAATAAAACGGCTCATGCTTTGACTCCCTTGCGCTCACGGTGCTCGTTGATGGCCTGCTCGTAGACAGATCCCCAGTTCTTCGGATTCAGTATCCAGTCGAGAGTCAGCCATGGCTGATCGCCCCTGGTGCCGAACAGGGAAGACTTGCTAATTAGCTCGAAGGCCATGCCCATGTGCTTCAGTTCGCGCCAGTTGCCCTGGGTGGTTTTGCCGTTCCACACAGCTTCCAGGTCTCGATAGGCCGGGCGGCGGCGGTTCCACTCATGCAGCGAAACGGCCTTCGAAGGGAATTTTTCATTCCAGAGCTTGATGATCTCTTCGTGCGGACAGGCTGCCGGGTTGCTTCCATGACCATCTGCCCATATCAGGGCGTCTGACAGGTATCCATCAAAGCGGGTCATACGGCACAGGTTCTCTGGCTTGAAGCTGTGACCCCAGTTCACATGGGCCCAGCGGATAACGAGTTTCAGCTCTTCAGCGGTGTAGCACTGGTCTTTGCTCTTCACCGTGGAGAGAGCTTTCTCGAAAGGTGCCAGCGCAGCACAACGACTACCAGTTAGCTCGTTGAAGTAATCCATCACTTCCTGAGCGAGCGATTTTTCCCCCTGGGGGGTAAGGGGGGTTTTATTATTCTTGTTAACTCCATTCTTGTTCTGTTCGACGGGAGGCTCGTCACTACCTTCGACGGGTACTAGCTTCAAGACAGCGCCAGCACTGGGTTTAGGTTCGACTGGAGGCTCGTCACTACCTTCGACGCCTGAAATGCCCTGATATTCACAATAATTTGTGATGGTAATCACGGTCCCGAATGGGGTTCCCTTGGTGCTTAACATCCCTTCACGGCAGAAGAAATTCAGCATTCGCTCAACGGCTTTTGCACTCTTTTCATTGCCGTCCTGATCGCGAAGTTTTCTTGCCATGATGGCGGTGGTGGTGACCAACTGCCCTGCTCCAAGCATCCATTCGCGGCCAGCAAATTCAACGCTGCCAGGCTTAAAGCGAGCCTCCCCAAGCAGGCGCACCCACAGGGCTAACTTAGCCGTATCCTTTGACCATGGTGCTGTGAGAGCGCTTCTGAACAAGGCAAAGTGACCCTGCTTCCTGTTATCCACGCGAGAGCTCCTGGAGGAATACGCACCTCCGTTCCGATCTGCTAACTTAACGACGCCCATGCTTCACCCCTGCCTGAATCAGTGCCAGTCTTGCCATGCCAACAAAGCGCTCAGCGAACGCCCGGTTTTTTGAGGCAGCGACAACCAGGCCATCTGGTGAATCTGGATGGCGACGTTCCTCTTTTTCCTGGTACTTTTTGCGAGTTTTTGACATACTTACTCCCGTTACTTGGCGTAACACAGTGTGATAAGGGCCTTTGAAGTGACCGCTTCAAGGGCTTTCGCTTTTTTGGTAGTACCCATCACATAACTCCCGGCGCCATAGCGACCAGACTTGTCACCACCGCGGCGATTGATTCAGTGGGCAGAAAGCGCAGAAGTGCTTCAGCAGCTTCTCTCACCTCTTTCTCAAGGCGTTGTATCGGCTGACCAAGTAACTTAGCCTGATGCGCTTCAGTGCACTCTTTCATGGCCTCGGCTATCAGTTCGGCCTCAGTCTTTGCGACCAGACCGAACTCTCTCGCCACTTTCTCGTTATCCCGCGCCATCACGTCGATAATGACGGGGATCAGTAGCATCAACCCCTTGTCGTTCTTCGGGCCCGGATCGTTAATCATCCGGAAGAAGTTCTGCTTCGTGTTGTGTTCAGAACCTGCCAGTAACAACCCCTTCCCGCCGCGCGCCAGCCACTCTTTCGCAACCAGCTGAGAAATGTGAACCTGAGACTGGCCCGGCGTAGCTTTTTGCCAGGCCTTAACTGCCTCCCGTATTCGAATTAGCTTACGGTTATTGCGCGGAACACTTTGATAAATCGAAATCAACGGACGTTGTTCAAGTCCGGTACTCTGTTGATACGCAAGTGAATGCATTGCTTTCCCTTTCGTGGTTAGGGCCGCCAATTAGGCGGCGTTGTTGCTGATTGGTGGAAAAACGTCATCAACGCTTACTGAAGCGCCATGCTTATTCAGAGCTGCAACAATCGCCCGGCACTGCTCAAGGCTTAAGCTGCGTTTATTTTTTTCGTAATGGCAAACCGCACCTGTCGACAGGTTCAGCTCTTCGGCAATCTGTCGCTGAGTCAAACCGATGTTTCTGCGGATTTTTCGGATATTGTTCATGTCGGGTCTCCTTTAAACAACTTAAATATACGTTTTGTATTCTTTGTTCGCAAGTAAAATATACGAATTGTGGCTCGCGCAAATATATACAACTTGTATCATTCGGGTATGACTATGAAATGGTACGACTTAGCTAAGACCCTGATGAAAAGTCAGGGCATCAATCAGGAACAGCTGGCGGAGCACCTCGGTATTACTAAAGGTGCGGTAAGTCATTGGCTGAACGCTCGGCGTGAGCCAAGCCTTTCCGAGATCGCAAAAATATTGCAGTTCCTTGGCAAAAAGAACTTCTCCGTAGGAGCTGGCGGTATGATCATTGACGACACGCTTAAGGGTGATGTGGAGTACGCTGGCCCCTACAATCCTGGTAACAAGTATCCAGTAATCAGCAGTGTCCAGGCTGGTTCATGGTGCGAAGCGGTTGAGCCATACACCCTAAAAGATATAGATCTGTGGCTTGAGTCGAATGCTCACATTCAGGGTGACGCGTTCTGGTTGCTCGTTGAGGGCGAGTCAATGACAGCCCCTACTGGCTTGAGCATACCTGAAGGAACCTATGTACTTTTCGACACCGGTAGAGATGCGGTAAATGGCAGTCTGGTTATAGCTAAGCTATCCGATTCGAACGAGGCAACATTTAAGAAGTTAGTGATCGACGGTGCGCAGAAGTACCTTAAGGGTTTAAATCCACAGTGGCCATTGGTAGCGGTGAATGGTAACTGTCGAATTATCGGTGTTGCTGTAGAGACGAAGATGCGGCTGGTCTGATCGGCAAGGTGCTCTGGTCGGCGTATAGCTGGTAAGCCAACTTTTCCCTGTGCTTTTTATGCAAATTAATCTAATGAATTTGAAAAGATTTTTACCTATTTTGTTGGTTCAGGAGAACATAAGTGAGCGATAAACAAGAAGTTGCCTTAGCACATATCAATGATGTACTGGAGTCCAAAAATTATATTGAAACTAATGCTGATGGGGTTGTAACCATCGGAACGGATAACAATGGCTACGAAGTTTTTAACTTCGTTTTTCTCAATAGCACCCCAGTCATCGGCCATATGAATGGCGAAATCGCAGTGGCAGGAATGCAACGCACTAAGGTTGCGTCCGTGACTTTAAGTAAACAGAAGGCCTTCGATTTCTATCAGTCCTTGAAAAGCATGTTCGAGGAATAAAAGCTGATGAATGCAGCTCAATCATCTTTGGATGAGGGAAAGCTAGTAATTGCTTACTCTGATAAGAATGGATCTACAGTAGGGCTGGAATTTTCTTCTGTAGCATCAAGCCAAGCAACGCTCTTGATGAAAGCTTGTTCTGTTGCTGCTTCAGATAAAGAAAAACGGATTGTCACATCGGTTGTGATGGATGATACTGAGATCATTCAAACAACAAGTGATGATGGAGGCGACGACATGGATAAGCGATTAGCAGTTCTTGAAGCTGAAGTTGCGCACATCAAGAGCAGCATGGCAGGAATTAAAGAGGATACCCGGAAAATATCTTCTGATTCTACTGACGCCAAAAGAGACACCGCTGTACTTTTACAGAAGAGCCTGGATTTTGATGCTTCACTATCTAAGAAACCATCGGTTGACTACTTTGAAGCTAAATTTTCCGCTTTGGAAACCAAGATAGCAGATGTAAAAGTATGGATGCTCGGTGTTCTCTTGGCCTCGCTTGCTATGCCAACTATATTTTTCCTATTAAACTTGTACCTTAAGAAAGGTCAGTAATTTAGCAAATCCGGCCACCGTGCCGGGTTTTTATTGCCCTTTCCGCACCAGCTCCGCCGCATCCCTGTTAGCTCCCTTCCCTATCACGTTTCCTGTTTCCTTCCGGTACTGCTCCAGCTTGTCGATGATGTTTTGCTGGGTCATGGGTAAATCAGCCAGTGACAATTCCATCACCGCCCGCCCCATCGCCTGAATTTTCATGCTTATACGCTCATCATCCAGAACCATGCACATCCCTCCTGCTGTTTTTTTAAGCGTAGCACTGGTATTTAAAAAAATAAATCACCTTAGAATACAATTTGTTATCACAAAACCACCTACCAATTATACATTTCGTATTGCATGATAAGAATACGTTTTGTATATTCAATCCATCGAAACGATACATCGACAGCTGAGCGAAGTTAGCCAGCGGCGAAGTTGAGATTCGGTCAGTCGAACGGCGCGACAGTAAACCATGCGTCGGACGCCCGGCGGGCTCAGGGAGAGCGGCAATGGTGCGTAACTGGAATGTTTTGGGGTGTGGTGGGCAGCTGATTCGTGATGCTCACGGATCAATCCGGTCCACGAATCCACCACACCGACCAAAACATTTCTCCCGCATCAGCGGGTAACGACAGAGGGTAAGGCGATGGCAAAAGTTGTTCTGGTCTGGAATCCACAGAAGACAGAGTGTGTCGGTTTTTTAGAGCGAGAACCTGATGGTTCCACTTGGGATTGTGGATCAGATGGTGACGCGGAGCATGCAGCTGGCGGTATGAGATGGAATCCAGTTTCCACTCTCGCCGATAGCTTCAGGGAGCAATACGAAGACGTTGATGACGAATGCTTCATGCAGACCATTGAAGTTGATCAGTCATTAGCCGACGCGGTTGAAAGAGAAGAAGAAGATTAACCCGCTCCGGCGGGTTTTTTATTGGTTATACCTCAGCTCATTCCAACGAGTGAGCGTGAGTTATGACAACCGGCGGCCATCCACCGCCCATTGAAACACTGAATAAATGCGTTGAAGTCTTGTATTAACAGTTCCGTTCGCCGCGATAAGGCCAAGAGGAAATCATGGCAATTGATTTTGAAGTGAAAGCTACAGGTATTGATGTTTCAACAAGTGGTTACCGTGACCACGTAAATTTAGAAGTCCGCGGCGTAGAGCTCTCTGATCTTGTCTCTGAAATTGAAGGGAAAGCGCTCTTTCAGGAAATCGATCTTAATGACTACATCGACTGGGCTGAGGCCGCAGGTAACATCGACGACATTCTTGATCGGCTTGATGCAGATGACGTTATCGCATGGTTGCGCAGCAACGGCCACTTGGAGACTGAATCATGACTGTCACCCACAACGGTAAGCAGTACACCGCAAAAAAGCTCAACGATAACGAGTGGCAGCTGACGTCGATATCGGCGCCGCGTGAAAAGCTGGTACTTAACCGCCAGCAGATGCATATCGCTGGCCTCCTGAAACAGGTTGAGGTGAAGGTATGATCGGAATGCACTATGGCACCGCATCAGTGCCACGTAGCGAGGTTTTACCGGGCACAATGCTGCAACACCACGGCAAAACTTATCGCGCCTCTGCGAACGTTGAGAAAGGCCTGTACGCCTTCAACATCTTCGAAAAAACCATCATCAAAAGTGATTCCGTCGTTGTGCTGCTGAATGAGCGCGGCGAGCCGATGGTTCACTGATACCAACCACCCTATTCAACCGATCGGCCTGGCTTTCTGCGGGCGGGATCTGCACATCCAAATTTCAGGAGAAACCATGAGCGAAGTAACGGATTTAGTCGTCATTGAGAAACAGAACGCAATGGCGGTATTCACCACCAAAGAGCAGCTCGACCCGATTATTGAGGCGATCGAGAAAGAAGCTCGCAGCCTGGTGCCGGATGTGTCGACCCGCAAAGGCCGTGACGCTATCGCATCCATGGCGCATAAGGTTTCCCGTTCCAAAACCTACATCGACAACGCCGGTAAGGATCTGGTTGCTGAGCTTAAAGCCCTGCCTAAGCAGATCGACGAAAGCCGCCGCATTGTGCGTGAGCGGCTGGACGCGCTTAAGGATGAAGTGCGCCGTCCTCTAACCGAATGGGAAGCTGAGCAGGAACGAATCCGGGTGGAAGAGGCCTGGAACGCTATGCACGAAGAAGCATTGGTGATGAACAAGATGTTCGATGACCAGCGCGCCGCGCAGATCGAAGCAGACCACGAAATGGCTCTGCTGATGAATGAAAAGTTTGACCGTGACCGCGAAGAGCAGCGCCGCCTGGCGGAACAGGCTCAGCGTGAGCACGAAGAACGCATTAAGCGCGAAGCGGCAGAACAGGCCCGCCGCGATGCCGAAGCGAAGCACAAAGCGGAGATTGAAGCCGCAGCGCGCCGTGAAGCCGAAGAGAAAGCTCGCGCTGAACTGGCTGAGCGCCAGCGCATTGAAGCGGAACAGCGTGCGGCACGTGAGAAGCAGGAAGCGGAAGCTCGGGCAGAACGCGAAAAAGCTGCGGCAGTGGAAGCCGAGCGCCTTAAGGCAAAGCAGGCAGAAGAGAAACGCCTGGCAGAAGAGAAGCGAATCGCCGATGAGCAGGCAAAACGTGAAGCCGATGTGAAGCACCGCAAAACGGTCAGCACCAACATCGTTAACGCGCTCACCAGCAACACCAGCTTAACCCGCGAACAGGCTATCGAAGTGTTTACCGCCCTGAAAGATGACCTGATCCCCTGCGCAAAAATTCATTACTGAGGCAACCATGAACGCATATCTCACTTACGACCGAATCGAAGAGCGGCGCTGGGTTGAGCAGCAGCTCGACGACGAGAAAGAGAAGTGGATCGACGACCGGGCACAGCAAATCATCGACATGATGCCAAAAGAGCCGTCCGGCCTCTTCCACTTCTCGGTCCCGATTGACTCCAGCCCATACGAAGGACTTCGCAGCGATAAAGCTGGCGAGGCCTACAACGATTTCATTTCGGCTGTTGCTTACGCCCAGGCGGAATACGACTGGGAACACCGTACCGGCTGCCCGTTTTAAGGATGCATGAAATGTCTGAATCTAAAACTCACTACCGAAAAGCTTTTGACTCTCCATACCTGAGCAGCGCCGACATCGTTGAGCCTACGGTGCTGACGATCGCCCGGGCAACGTTAGAAAACGACAAAACAAAAAAATCCAAAGACGTTTTTAACACTGCTTATTTTGAAGAGCGCGAGCTGCGCCCTGGCGAAAAGCTTAAGCCGATGATTCTGAATGCCACGAACAGCAAGATGCTAAAAAGCATTACCGGCTCGCCATTCCTTGAAGATTGGGTTGGCGTAAAGGTCACGGTCTACGTCGATAAAAATGTCCGGTTCGGAAAGGAATCGGTTGAAGGTCTCCGCTTAAGCCCGGCGCGCGTCACAAAGCCGGTGCTTTCGCCGGATAAAACGCAGGCATGGAATAACGCTAAAGCAGCTTTCAAGCGCGACGGAAACCTTGATGCAGTGCTGGCGAGAATGGACATTTCTCCAGAACATCGCCGCCAGCTTGAACAGGAGTGTTCATCATGATCTGGCACGACGTCGAGCAAAACGGTGAAGAGTGGGACACTCTTCGCCTGGGTAAGGCCACCGCGTCCAACTTCGGCCTGATTATGGCTAACGATGGAAAGGCTTTTGGCGAACCTGCCAAGCGTTATGCCCTTCAGTTGGCTCTTGAGCAGATTAAGGGTTGCAAGTCTGAGTTTGGCTTCTCAAACGACCACATGGAGCGCGGGCACGAACAGGAGCCAATTGCCCGCATGCTGTACGAAGAGATGAACTTTGTCGACGTGGATAACGGCGGGTTCTTTGATCACGAAACGTACGGCGACAGCCCTGACGGCCTTGTTGGCCAGGACGGGCTCGTTGAGATTAAGTCGGTCATTGCCGCCACTCACTACTCCACCCTCATCCGCGGCTCCTTCGATCCGGCATACAGATGGCAACTGGTCGGTCACCTTGATTGCTCCGGCAGGGATTGGGTGGACTTCATCAGCTACTGCTCAGACTTCCCGGACGGTAAGCAGCTCATCGTTTATCGCCTTACAGCTGCTGAATGTGAATCAGAAATAGCCCGGCTACAAGCGCGCCGAAAAGACTTCCTCGAACTTGTTGCGGACACGAAGCGCCGCATTCTGGAGCTCGAATGAAACGCACACCCTTCTACCGCAGGCCCGGTCGAACCGGACAATTCTCAGGCCTCCGTGAGCGCGTTATCTGGATGATTCAGACGCGCGGCCGCCCGGTAACGGGCAGCGAAATCGCCGAGAAGTTTGGCGTAACGCCGATTGAGTTTAACCGGGTCGCCAACGGCATCACCCGCGGCTCCGGACAGATAGCTCAGATCGTTGAGTCGGAAAAATGGATCAACGAGGACGGCATCTGCGACCGCGCTTTCGACCTGGTCACGAAGCCAAAGGTCGTAACACCACAGGGTAAATCGCGGCTATTTACCCGGCGCGCCATTGAGCAATCGCAGGAAGGCAGGCGGCAGGAGTGCATAGCGCGTGCCGCCCGCCGTAGCCGCCTGATTGCTCAGGGCCTCTACATCGACGAAATGGAGTCAGTGCTATGAAAGCATGGTCACTCGAAGAGCTGGCACTGCTATGGCGACACTCAAACGCTGAGGTCGCAGAGATTACCGGCCGCAACATTGAAGAGGTAGGAGATAAGCGGCTGCAAACCAATATTGAGCGTAATGGCTGGGATGTTAACGATCCGGAGCGGGAGGATGCATGACCGGAAAATACTCTCTTATCTACGCTGATCCGCCCTGGTCTTACGGCAACACAATCAGCAACGGCGCCGCTGCCGACCACTACTCCACCATGAAGTTAATCGACATCAAGCGCCTGCCTGTGTGGGAGCTTGCCGCCGAAAACGCAGTGCTGGCGATGTGGTACACCGGCACACATAACCAGGAGGCAATCGAGCTGGCCGAGGCTTGGGGATTTACCGTTCGCACGATGAAGGGCTTTACTTGGGTAAAGCTGAATCAGAACGCGGAATTGCGCATCAACAAGGCGCTGGCCGAGGGTGAAATCACCGACTTTTACGACTTCCTCGATCTGCTTAACGCCGAGACGCGCATGAACGGCGGCAACCACACCCGGGCCAATACCGAAGATCTGCTGATTGCTACCCGCGGCGCCGGGCTGGAACGAAAGCACGCCGGGATTAAGCAGGTGGTATACAGCCCGCTCGGAGCGCACAGCGAAAAGCCGTGGGAAGTACGGCACAGGCTGGAGTTGCTTTACGGTGATGTGCCACGCATTGAGTTATTCAGTCGCAGCGCAGCGCCAGGCTGGCATCACTGGGGAAATCAGTGCGCCACCGCCGCGGTGGAACTGCTGCCCGGCTGCGCCATCGACGTCGTGAAAACGGAGGCCGCATGACGCCAGCAAATGAAAACGCCGTCCGCGTCGCTTGCCGACGCTGCACCGAGGAAATCCAGCAGGCCATGCGCAAGAAGCCAAAGCCTAACTGGAACGAAACGGTGCCTCCCATCATCAACAAGCATCACAAGAAAATTGAAGCTCTGGGAGTTAGCCTCCTGGAGTTCGTCGTATACACAGGCAGGCTTAATCGCCGCTTCGGAGTTGAATCGTGAAGGTTGAAAAAAGCGATGTTCTGGCGTTTACCATTTCAGATGTTGAACGCCTCGACCCGGTAAGGGTGATGATTGAAAACTATGAGCCCGGTAAGGGGCGCATCACCATCACCTGCTTCGGTAAGGCCTGGACCGGCGCCTGGTTTGCTATGGGCGGTGATACCGTGCAGGAGTTCATTAAGCGCGTCAGCAATGAGTACCTTATAGGCTATTTCGACCCGCAACTGCAAAGCACGGTGGATGATGATAACGACGCCAACCTTGAATTCGTCAAAGGTGAGATCATCAAACTCAGGCGCCAGCAGGAAATCTATGCTGATGATGCCAGGGAAATGTGGGATGAGGCTGAAGATGCTGAAGATGTGAAGGCGAGCTGCTGCAACTATCTCGTCGGCGACAAGCTGCTTAACCTGCTAGGCGATGATCCATGGTACGCAAAATGGCCGTCAGTGCCGAACCACCATTATCAGTACCTCGAACGCATCATTGATGCAGTGCGCGGTGGGCTCGCAGAGCTGGAGCGTGCGGCATGAACAGAGCCTCACCAGTTGATTTGAGAAAAAGCATCGAAATTGCCAATCACCTCGCACACATCGGGATTCGCTTTGTTCCGATCCCGGTGGCGACTGAAGAAGAATTCCAGACGCTGTCCGCCGAGCTATCTCGAAGGCTTGAAAATATGGCGGTCGAAGCCGAGAAGAATGAAGGCGGTGCAGCGTGAAGGCACTAATCACCCAGGAGCTTAAGGCTCCTTTTTTATTGCTGGCATTCACATTCAACCGAATTAACCGACAGTTCCGGGAGTATTGACCATGGACATCATCGATACCGCAGCAGAGATTGAAGAGCTTCAGCGTAACGCTGCCCTTTCCGCCCACCGGCTCAACCGCAATGCCGTATCAGCTGAGCGTTGCGAAGAATGCGACGAACCAATTCCCGAGCCGCGGCGCGCTGCCGTTCCCGGCTGCCAGACGTGCGCGGAGTGCCAGGGTGTCATCGAACTAAGGAAAAAGCAGCGAGGTGCGTGATGTTTGCACTCATTCAAAGAGGTCAGATTTACGCTGACCAGCACGGTTGGCCAGTCATCATCCACAGTTGCACTTCTCAGATAGTCCGCTACTGGCGACAAGGCCGGATCAACACCGCTTCAATCGACCGATTCAACAATGACTTTGAGCACCTCGATCACCGTGAGGCGACGCAGATACGCGCCGAACTGGAGACGAGCGAGCATATCAAATCGCTGCGTGCCCGGCGCGCGGCATGAGGAGAAATTATGTCAAATTTAGCAATGAAGGTTTTGCAGTGGCAGGCGACAGGCGATGTCGGCGTTAGCAGTGCGACGATGGCATCCATTGCTTTGGGTTTGGATAAGCCATTTTACGGAAGCCATTTCGGCGCGCCGCATGACCCATCAGATATGTTGCGTTGCATGAAGTTACTGGAAGCCATCCCGGAGATTCGGGATCACTTCCCTGCTATCGCCAAACGAGTTCCAACCTTCAAAGGGATTATTGAGCAGTGGGATGATCTGGTCGAGGTGATGAACCGTGAGTGCGTTGGTGAAAGATGGCGCGCTCCGGATGCATACAACCTGATTAAAAAACTGCGAGGCGACGACAAGCAGCGCCGAACAATCAGATTCGCCTGACGCAACTGATAGCCAGTTATGAGCTGGCTATTGGGTGCGAAAGCACTGCCTCGTGATCCCTTTTGCCCGGCCCCGCGCCGGGTTCTTTTTTGCCTGGAGGAAATGCATGGTTGAGGCAAAAACACTGACAGCCAGACAGGCGGCCGAGCTACTAATCACCTCACCGAGAACTGTCTACCGTCTTATCGACTCGGGGCAGCTGGCCGGGAAGAAGATCGGGAACAAATACCGCACAACCGACGTTGCCTGTATTGCGTATTTACATGACCCGCGCGATCCTGTTTCCGCGAGCGCGGGTGAACATAAAGGAGAAATTTTATGTCAATCACCCTCAGAGGCGGCGTCTGGCACTGTCATTTCGTTACGCCGTCAGGGAAAAGAATTAGACGATCTCTTGGTACGGGGGACAAGAAACAAGCGCAGGAGTTGCACGACAAGCTGAAGGCAGAAGCGTGGCGGGTTGATAAAATTGGAGAGCTGCCGACGAGGACGTTTGAGGAATGTTGCATCAGGTGGATCCGCGAGAAGGAGCATAAGCGGTCACTCGATGACGATAAGACCAAAATCGAATATTTCCTGCGGCATTTCTCCGGCCGGAATATTTCAACCATCACAGCTGATCAGGTTCATGAGGCTGTTTCGAAGATGGTCAACCGTAAACATATTCAGGTCTGGGAGTCGCGCAGGGACGCGGCTATACGCCGGGGGAAGGAACCGCCTCCGTATGTTGAGAAACCGGTAAGCCAGGCCACAAAGAGCCAGCACCTTTCGTTCATGCGATCTCTGTTCAAGGCTGCGGCTAATGACTGGGGCTGGATTAAAACGGCCCCGGTAATAAAAACGAAAAAGCCGATCAGCAAACGCATCCGATGGCTGACCAGGGACGAGGCAGAACGGTTAATTGCCTGCATGCCGGAGTCGATAAAGCCGGTGGTGATATTTGCACTGGCAACCGGCCTGCGCCGATCCAACATCATTGATCTGGAGTGGCAGCAGGTCGATATGCAGAGAAAGGTTGCATGGGTAAATCCGGAGAACGCGAAGGCGGGCAAGGCTATCGGCGTGGCTCTGAATGATACCGCATGCAGGGTGTTAAGGGATCAGATCGGGAAAAGTTCCAGGTGGGTATTCGTTCACACGAAGCCATCAACGCGCCCGGATAAAACCGTCACTCCGGCTGTCCGCAAAATGCGAGTGGATGACAATGTCGCCTGGCGCATTGGACTGGAAAGAGCGGGTATAGAAGACTTCCGTTTTCATGACCTCCGGCATACTTGGGCGAGCTGGTTAATTCAGTCCGGCGTTCCGTTGTCCGTTCTGCAAGAAATGGGCGGCTGGGAGTCCATCGAAATGGTCCGTCGATACGCTCACCTGGCACCGAACCACTTAAGCGAACACGCACGGAAAATTGATGCCATTTTTGGCAACCATGACACAAATACGACACAAGGAGAAAATCAGGCTGGCTTGAAACTGGCGTAAGCGCCTGTTTTTAAATGGCACGCCCTGTAGGATTCGAACCTACGACCTACGGCTTAGAAGGCCGTTGCTCTATCCAACTGAGCTAAGGGCGCACGGAGAAGAGTGTACTTCGCGGTGGTGAAACGCCTGGAATTATACGGTCAATGCGTAGTGAGTCAATGCCTTTTCCGCCTTCTCTGGCGATAATGACTAGCTGATTGTAAATACGGCTGTTTTTTCAACATTTATCCCTCTTTTACGGGCTGCGAAAAGGCTTAGCCGCTTTTAAGTAACGCCTGCTGTTTTCCTGTTTACTTCACCTTCACACTGTCCAGCGGTAACCCGGCCGCCTGGAGGCTGGAAGTGAACAGGACGACGGAGTGACAGCGCCAGACCAGACAGGTTTTCCCTCGTGCGTGCAGCACATCTCACACGATATTACAGGCATTAAGCTTGAACCCATTGTCGCCCTCTCATCTTCGCGCACGGTGGGGGCCGAAGTGCTCAGCGTGCTGTCGCCGCATCAGCAAAACGAAAGCTTTTTCCAGGACTGGTCCGCCGCCCGGGCGCTTATGCTGCTGGAAGCACAGATCGCCGCGTTAAAAAACCCCTTCCCCTGTGACAACCTTTTCATAAATTTGCCGATAACCGTTCTGACCATACCGGAAATGTTCCAGCGTTTACTGCAACTTAACAGCCCACCGCTGAACATTGAACTCGTGGAGCCTGCCTCGTTCTTTACACTCTCAGACCCGGCGCGTCTGAGGGTGAGTTGTGCGCTTCAGCAGTTGACCGCGCGAGGACACCGGATCTGGCTGGATGATATTGATGAAGCGTCAGGACAAGCATTTTTATCCTGCCGCCTGCCATTAAGCGGAATAAAAATCGATAAGTTCGCTTTCTGGCGTTTACGTGAAACTCAGGCGCTGACACAGCTGGTCACCCTTTGTTCAAAAATCGCTGCGAATGTGCTTATTGAAGGCATTGAAACAGAACGGGACCGTACTTGCGCGCTTCATGCTGGCGCGCGCTTCGGTCAGGGATATTATTGGCCATCCTGGAGATGGCAGGAGGACTGA